GTAATTACTGATGAACCACTCGCACTTCCGAGGGGCAGGAATAGGTTGAGCTTTTTGTTCTGTTTTATTATGGTCATACTCCGGGTGATCCTCCGACATCAAGTGGATAGCGGTCGCCCCGTCCTCACAAAACTTGGCTATCGATAGGCCAGCGAACCACAGCGGCTCCTCTATAGTGTCGGCGTTCACCAGAATATTTTTTATCTGATTGCAGCCTGTACCCTCAATACTTTCTGCCGCTATCTTGCTGAAGTTCTTCGTGAAGTTGTCCAGCTTTAGCATCTGGAGGGTATCTTCATCCAGACCCTTCGCCGCCACTTCAAGGACGGACAACGCCTCGTTCTTCAGAGGCTCTTCACCAAAAAACTCTTTGAACTCCTGCCAGTCGTAGAGCGGAAAATCCTCGCTAATAAATAGCGTGGGTACTGGAGGATTGAATTTATGGTTGAAAGTCTCTGGCGCTCGCATGATCCGTGAGGCGTCTGCCGTGACCACGGGGTCAATACTGATGTGCTCCATGCAGAGGGTTTTAAATCTCTCTGCAAATACTTTCCACTCATCAACCGGAATATCCCGGTCCATCAGCCAGTAAGCGTGAAGCCCACCACCTGAATCAACCACCACCGGATCGGGTAAACCCGTAGCACCTATCAGTTTAAATAGTGCTACATGTGCGTCGGCTTTTTCTGCGTACGCCTTGTTGTTACCTACGTCGAGATCAATGAAGAAAGACTTAACGTATAAACAATCAGCGGCTTTTCTGCTGTAGCCATCAAAAGAACCTAGGGCTACGAATACATTTGAATTCTTACTCTTGAACTTTTCAATTTCTTCCAAAACACCATCGAGTGTCTCTGCATATCGGTTCTTGATGTTGCCCTGTAAATCAATCCCGCTAACACAATAGACACCCTGCGTGGGCAATGCTTTCTCGTAAAATTGTTTTAACATGTCTCGCAGAGTTGAAAAAAGCGAGGTTGCCCTCGCTTTGTTAGTACAACGGGGGTTACCCCCCGTGGCTATTTATTTCCGTTGAGTTCTCTCCCTACTACCCCTTCAAGGTAAAGTTTTGCTTCTGAGACACTCCTTGCGGGGAGGATCTCTTTGGCGGTGTCACTCTCAATGATGTCCGTCAACGTCTCAATCTTCAAAATGTTTTTGTCTCGGATTTGGTTTCCGTTAAACCAATTGAAGACCGTCATCCGACTTACGTCAAGAGCATCAGCCACGTACTTGGCTGGCAAGTTTGCCTTGACGCAAGCCAGAGCCAAAGCCACCCCCGGCTTATGGGGGTTGGCCTTGAACAGCTTAATCAAAAAGGGTTCGCTGTACGTTCTGGACATTACTTCTTAGACCACTTCTTGACCACATCCGAGATGTCCTTCTCAGGGGCTTCGGCGGGTTTGGCAACGGAACGCTTCTGAGGTTCAGCCTCGGCTTCACCTTCGTCAAGCTGGTAGACATTCATCTTAATAGCAGCTTCAGCCGCCGCGCTCTTGGCCTGTTTTAAAATAGCCTCAAGATCAGCTTCTGGTACTGCACCAGCGGGCGAGAACAACACTTTCGGAGTTGGCGATTTAGTATCAAACGCCATCTTGGTCACAATGCGCCCTGCGGATACATTGTGTGAAGCCAAGTGCTGAACGTACGGACGGAACGGGAATCTACCGTTGTCTTCTTTCCCGAAGGTAGAAGTGGCTGGCAGGACAAGTTGCATTACATCCCCGGATGGATCGTTAGGCAACACCACTGCGGTACGCCACGACAGACGGCAAGCACTACCAAGACCGCCTTGACCCGATCCCTTGACCGACATCTCGCACTCACTACACTTCGACGCCATCGGGGATTTGACTTCAGGGTCAGGCACGTTGGAGTCACTAGCCCAACACGTAGGGCTGATCTTCTGCCCTTCCTGATACCCAGATTGGTAGTACATACGGGACGCTTGGTGCGCCATCTTCACGAAGATCACGTTCATGTGGCGATCTTCAATCGCACCGATTTCTTTGCCGCCAGCCATCAGACGGAACACGCCGCCCTTAATGGAGATGCGTTTGCTACGCGAAGCACCGCCGCCGCCCGATACGGCAAGAGTATCTTCATCCAGACCGGTCTGGACAAGTGCGGGGTTGTTGGCGAGAAGAGTTACTAAATCGTTTGCCATGATGATGATAATTCCTAACTATGTTGACTAATTGGAGGGTTTGCGAACTACGATGCCGAATTCCCTCATTACATTCACTCCGGGCGGCAAGCCATCTCGCTCGTGCTCGGACATGAATTGCTTGAAGTTGCCCTGATGGATGCGGCGTTCCAACAGATCAACCGCGTCGTTGTCCATGACGAACTTCTTGAAGTTATCCCAGTCGTTCGTCGTGTAACGCTCATTAAGTTTCCTGATCACTGTGCCGCTTCCAGTACGAATACTGCTCGCGTTGGTGTCGTTACAGATGACAAGCATCTCCTTCTCCAGCGCGTTCATGTCGTCCAACAACACCTTGTCGTTGGCTTCGTACTGATTCTTCAGTGTCTCACGTTCGGTTCTAATAGTCAAGTAGGCTTTGACTAATTCTTCAAGGTTGCGTTCCAATTCCTAACTCCTGTTTGTACAGATCCACAAGTTTCTCGTGGGATGACACTTTGCCGTCAAGCATCTCGTAGACACGCCGCTCGGCTTCTGAGCCTTGCAGGTGAACCACGGTCATACTGTTCTGCTGACCAACACGGTCGATGCGAGCAATACATTGTAAGTACGTCTCTACCGAAGTGACGGGCGACCAGAACACCACGGTGTCAGCGGCAGTAAGCGTGACTCCGTGCGAAGCGGCTTGTGGTTGGATGACTAATATCCGAGGATCGGGCGTTGACTGGAAACGAGTGATGATGTCTGCTCGTTCCCGTGGGGGTACACTTCCGTTAATTACTTCACTGACTACTCCTTGTGTGTTGAGAAAACGTGATACTAATTCGATGGTATGAGTGTACGGAACGAATACCAACACCTTGTTGTCGGTTTCGTCTAACACCTCCATCAGCGCGTTGAGTCTTGGGCTAATATCAAACTCAACGACATCGCCCTCGTCGGTGTACACTGCACCCCCCGACAACTGTAAGAGCTTGCTCATTTTCGCCGCCGCATTGACTGCGGTGATCTGCTCACCCGCCGCTTCGATCAGCATCTGGTCTTTGAGACCTTTATAGTACCTGTTGACCTGCGGTGTCAGAGGTACGTGTCTCGTCTGATACATCACTGACGGTAGATCCAGACACTCTGACTTCTTGAAGCGTATGGCTGGCTGTAGTGCTGAGAAGACGTTCTTCTGAGCATCTAATTTGGGAACCCATTTGAACTGTGTGACTTGCGTCATCACCCTATCGCGCCACGCCGTGAAGTACTGCGGCACATACTGAGGGGAGACTAGCTTTGCTAACCCATAAGCATCAAGAGGTGATTGAGAAGCTGGCGTTCCTGTCAGCATCCACAGTTTGGTGGACGGTCGTAACACTTTCTTTAGGGTTTTCCAACGCTTGGTAGAGACGGTCTTGTACGCGTTGGCTTCGTCGATGACTATCAGGTCAAACCCTGAGTTGTAGATTTCGTTCGCTACGATGTTAACGCCATCGTAATTGATCACAACGAACTCGTAGCTTCCCTGAATAATCTTCTTGCGCTTCTCAGGTGTGCCGTAGGCCACTGCGACGCTTCTGTGCATAGCCGTCTTGAAGATGTCGGCTTGCCATGCGGTGATCATGATAGACAGTGGGCAGATAACAAGAACTCGGTTAACAAGTTTCTTGCTCATGAGGTAGTCTGCCGCCCAGATGACGGAGGATGTCTTGCCTGTACCCGCCTCGTTGAAGCAGAACGCCCGATCTGTTGAGGCTAAGAACTCAGCCGTCGTTTTCTGATGTTTGAACGGGGTGTATAATCCCGGCCAATTATATTCATTCATACTTAATCTCACTAAATAACTAGAGGTGACCCCTTACGGGGGTCAGTCGGCCAAGCCCGACATGCCGAGGAGATAGAGCATCATGAGACACCGCTTGGCTGATGCGGTTAAAACGGGGTGTCAGATCCCCGGCGAAGCACACTCACACCTGACTGCTTCGCTACTTCTTTTCGCGTTTGCTCGTTTCCGAGACCAACGCACGTTGAGAGTTTCTTTTGAATGAACGGTTCTTGGACGGGCTTTCCAAACGGATTCCGTCAGCGTTAGAACCGCCTTTACTGAGGGCTTTAACGTGGGCAACATCTTTACCTGATCTATCAACACCATCATGGTCAAGCTTGCGTCGCGCTCGCTGACGCTCCATCCGGTTCGGGAGTTCCCCCCGCTCCTTCTGTTGCTGGTACTCTTTTTTGTAGGGCCTCGGTTTGTTTACGTAAGGCATTTTGCTGTTCTCTTGCGTCAAGGATTGCAACGTGGATCATTCGTACCTCGACTAATGCGTGAAACGCAGCCGAGAGAGCACCATCATAATCCTGTTCTAGCATCGCGTCATGTACATCTTGAAGCAACTTTTTCGCGGCAAGGTATGGTTCAGAATAGTCAATCATCATTTCCCTTTGTTGGTTTTTTATCCACCGTTCTTCTCCTTTAACCTAGCCTCAAGCGCGGCTATCATGTCTATGACATACGGACGGTTCGCCAGCGAAATTTCTTTTGCCTCTTCTTTAGTCAACCCGACCCACTGTCGCGGGGCGGCATAAAGAGGAACAACTTCATTGAGACTTGCTTTCCAGTCATGCGCTTTTTGTGGGTTATTGGTGATTTCAATCAAAACACGGTTCCCTGCACGCAGTTCCCACGCCACCGGCTCCTGTTTGCGGTCAGTCATAGCCAACTCCCTTGCAAAACATATTTTTTCTTACCCTTTTCCCATACATCAATTTGCCGTTCTTTAAGCCTTAAACGCTTGGCGTAATACCGCGCTCTGCCTAGATGTTTAGTTGCAATAAAGTTTCGACCGCCGCCTTTGGGGTAATCAATCCAACGACAACATACGTAATACAGTTTCTTGGACCAGCAGTATTTCATTTCTCTCCCCTTGCACTTAGTAACTTCTTTGTTCGGAATCCGCTTAATCCTTTTCGCTCATAGCAGGTCTGGCACTTCCAACGGAACCCCACTCCACTAGATATAGGAACCTTGTGGGTAGCGGGGCGTATCCGACACTGCTGGCAGTTAGGCGGTTCGGGTTTATCCATGCCCTTCCTTCAACGTATCCCAATACACGTTGCTTCGCCATAGCGTTACAGATGGCATGTGGTTGTGCGGATCAATAGGCGGCACGGGATAGAGTGCTCTTATCCATCCTAAGTTTTTCAGTACACGCACACCTGATACCCACACGTTTGGATGTAGTTGTGGGGGGCGTCCCAATCCGTTCTGAGCACATATCTTCTTAAACTCTTCGCCACGGATAGTAGGAACATTACGCAATGTCTGTTCCGCTATCCGTAAGTATTCCTCTACAAATTCAGGGGCTATTTTGTTAGCTCTTTCCCAACATTTATCTGCTAACAGCAAAGCGTTTGTCATCCTATCGCTATACGTTTCCATATTATTTCCTTTCAGGGCAGTCTCGCCCTTCGTTGCAATTGTGGTTACAGCAATCGGCCTTAGCTGCTTCCCATCCCGCCGAGAACGCATCGTGGATGTGCCCTTCCATCGGGTGATACCCACCCATCGGCATGTGTTTGCCGTGTTTCTCCATCCACCATTTGCGCCACGCTTCGCCTTTGTCCATGCTTACCTCCGGTCTTTGTAGTGTTCACAAGTAGTAACGGGACACCATCCACACAATGGCGTCTTGTTTGGGTTCCAAATGTCTGCTTCGTATGAGATACGCAAGCGGGTGAGATCGCCATCAAAATGACTCCACAACTTGTCGATGTCCTCGCGTTTGTATTCTTCTTCCAAGAAACTTTCTTTGACGATGAAGAGCAACGCCGCGTTGATATGCTGAACTTCTGGGAAGTGCGCGAACGTCATCAGCGCCATCAGCTTTAATTGTTTTGAGTCAGCGTACTTGTTACTGCCCGTTTTATAGTCAACGATGTGCGCCTTGTCACCGTTGATGACCAGCAAATCAACGATGCCTCTCACCCAATAATCTTTTGAGTATTGAGCGGCGTCGCCGTTGCGGTCCAAAGCCATTTTATGTTCGGGGAACTTCTCCCCCTCCATGTCTACAAGCACATCAAGTACAGACTTGAACTGCTGGTAGTTTTTGGCAAGCTCGGACCCGTCCTTGACGTAATTTTCTATCGCCTTATGTACCTCGTTTCCGTAGGTCATTTCTGGCGTGGGGCGCTTGTGGAACCGCTTTAATACTTTTATCTCATGGTACTGCCTTGGACAGTTAACATAATCTTTGAGAGAAGAGAACGACCACGTGTAGTTCATTTCGGTTCCGTTTGTAAAGCGCAAGTAGACATATTAACACTCCCCGTAGCTATGTGCAACACTTGCTTCGCAGGTAATCGGCAAATCTTTGCCCCAATCGGGAGGGGTTGACATGCACTCCATGATGTACGCGAGCGCCTCGTCCTTCTCAGCCTCTGGCACTACGCACACCGCCGCATCATGCACGGTCAACACGACACGATAGCGACGTTGAATAGCCAGCATCTGTTCGCCCACGACTATTCTTGCCAACGCTTGCACTACGTTCTCAACTACCGATCCACCCCATAGTGGGATCTCACCTCGGCGTGACTTGTAGACGTAATGCGTCTTGCCCTCGTCCGTTTTTTTATTTAATTCCGGATAACGGATGTACAAACCGTTGGGTAACCTGATACCAGTTTTATCGACCTTGACCACGCCATGCTCGCCATAGTCGAACTCCGAACTTTCATCTGACCACGTGTACAGACCCTCTAGCATCTTGTCACCCTCACGCCATAGCTTGACGATGGTGTCGTTCTTCTTGCGGTAGATGTTGACGATCCGCTTGCACTCTTCCTCGTCTAGTTTGACGCTGATGGGTTGCGCCGTGGCTAATGTGTGTTGCAACTTAGTCGCACCTGTACCGTAGCCCAGACCTAGAATGCAAGTCTTGCCGACGAACCGCTCTTCGGGATTGGCCTTGGTGATGGGCTTGCCGTAGACCTCGCTTGCGAAGATTGAGTACACATCCTCGCCCTTGGCAAATTGTTTTACTACATCATCCTGACCCGCCAGCCACGCGAGTATCCGCGCCTCAATCTGAGAAGAGTCACAGTTGATGATCATGTACCCATCTGGCGGACAGATAGCGTTCTTGAGTGTCTTCTTGGTTTTATCTCTTGACGGAAGGTTCTGGAAGTTCACCTTGTCCGTACCCGACCATCGGCCTGTATGCGCCCCGTAGTATTTCAGAGGTATGGGGATGCGCCCACGATTGCGCTTGGCAACATCAATGAATCTCTGACACCTTGTCTCTTCAAGGGTGGACTTAGTATTGAGCCTAACCGAACACAACAACTGAACTTCTTCGTCCTCGTGTTCTAGTAGTGCAAGAAAGCCCTCGTCCTTTTTCGCCAGCGCGAGCGTAGGCTTGCCCGTCGTCGGGCTTATCTTCATCGGCGGGTCGATGCCGAACATCGTCTGAAGAATCTCTGCGAACTGTTTGTTGCTATGCAACTTCTTGGGGACTTCCTCAAGTTTAAACGGGGTGTCCTCTCCTCCAAGTGCGTGATAGACCCTGCCAAACATAATGACTCGTTCGTAGTCTAGTTGCAGTAGCCTATGGTCAAGCATCGCATCGTCCACGGTCAGCACAGGCTCCGTGAACATGCGGATAGTCATGTCGATCAGATCTAATTCTTTCTGTGGAAAGTTTTCGGCCAATAATTTCCACAGGTTGTAGGTCAGGTCTACGTCGTTCACGCAGTACCGCCCGTATTGATCAAGTTCTTCTTTGGTGAAGTCGAGCCTACGCTTGCCCTCGGCAGCGACAACCTCGTCACCCTTAACTCCGATCCCATAGCGCAACGCTAGTGAGGCAAGCGAACCCCCAACGTCCACGCCGTGGAGCGCCCGCGCCATGCACAACGTATCGCGCAACGCCTTTGGCTTGATGCCGTATATCCAACTGAGGATAGCGCCATCGAACAACATGTTGTGGCACAGGACTGTACTATCGTCCCACGGTAGGGTGGACAGATATTTAGTGATCTTGTCCTTGGTCCCGGTGACCCACTTGGCCTCCCCCCCGTCAAACTTGACACCGACGCCAATCACCTCAAAGCGTTTGTCACGTATGTATTCCTCTGTTGTTTGATGCTTGAACCCGAGCTTGATTTTCGAGTCGTAGAATGTCTCAAAGTCTAAAGTTATAAACATTAGATAGTGGCTAGTACAGTCACAAAAAAGGGGCATGAGCGAACCCATGCCCCCGGTCGATTAAACTAGATCGCGTCCGTCAGCGTGATTGCTGATCGCTCGATCAAGATACCAACGGGCCTTCTCCAGATCTTGGAGTTTATTCCCTTTGTGATCCGCACGAGTGACGTACTTCACTACGTTGCCCAAGTTGTAATCCAGTCCCTTCGCCTCGATAAAGTCGATGGTCTCTATCCCGCCAACCTTGTAGTGCGGCGGGTGATTAACTGAGTCTGCGCGTAAAAACGATGGGACCGTAAACGCCGGGATCGTCATAGTTTTTAGTTCACCTTGAGGTGGAACAGTAACTGTAGTAATTGTGATTGGAGGAGCGTCCTCTGCAACCATATTACCTGCCGCCTCCTCAATGGATGCCTTCGGGATGAGCGCACGTGCCTTACTACGCAGGATGTACGCGTAAGTCTTGTTGACCTTCATCTTGGCAGTGAAATCATCTACCGACATGAACGGATCTTTCGTGAGCAGTTTAACTGCGCGAGCAATAGTACTAACTTTGGTAGCCACTTTATTCCCCTTCTGGAATAGGCGATTTAACAGACACGATACCTTCTTTCGCGGTACGTGCTTCTAACATGGAATCTGCGATCTCAAATGAGACTCTGGCAATGTGGTCTCGGTAGATACCTTTTGTTATCAGACCGAGCATAGCCATCCCCGCATATAGATCCCGCAGAGACTCCAATTCTTTATCCATGACGCAACTCCTTCAACTGTTTAATTAACTCAACAAGGTACTGTAGATCTGACGCGTTCTCGTTGATGACTGCGGTGTAACCCCCGCCCAACTCAATATCCATCAGATTCTTCTTCTGCAACTCGGTAGGTTTGTTACCGTTTGCCTTCGCTTCGATCCCTAAGAATCGTCCATTAACACAACACAGGAAGTCCGGTACGCCTGAGTTCCCCCATCCTGTACCTATTGGCATCGCATAATAAACTCTTTCCATTTTCAGGACTTCCTTTATCTTCGCCTTAACTTTCGCTTCGGGTGTCACCTTTCATTTCCTCCAAGTCTTTCTTTGGTATTACTAAACAAAAATACGAATCCGACGACTGCCAGCCGATGTCGTGTAGTTCTACGGGTCCATGATTCACATACAGTTCGGCCTTCAGAAGTTCTCTGTCTCTGATGACGTACTGATGGCTGGCAAGAATCATAGACAATCGCATCTTAATCGGGTCTGGCAGCGTCTCATCCGTATACGTTCGTGTGAAATTGTCACCCACATGCACCGTGTAAATTCCCTCTCCACGGTGCAATGGAACCCTAATCAGGGTCCAGTCAGTTTGATGCACGACTGGACTAAGACTGTCAAATTTCACTGACATGGTGAAATCTTTTACGACCACCCAATCGGAATCATCATCCATTGTTCTTGATACTCCGAAACAGCCGTAGGATAGTAATAAGCAACATCTAAGTTCGCGTCGTACATATCAGCCCTTGGTATGAATGGCGTGATCATGCTATGTTTAGTCCCCTCGTAAGCAACCTTCGCCATAGTTAGGATCGGAATCAAGTCCGGGTAAGTTTTGTAGAGAGTATCTTGGGAGATACGCTGATAGCTCTGCACGATCTCGTTTTGATACGGATCGCTATTGTTCTTAACTCGCTTGACCTTACCGACCATGATATGACCGCGCTTGTCTGCCGCGAGAAGATAGAACGGGTTCTCAAACATCCTCGTGATCTCTTTGTTCCTCTCCACCATATTAGAATCGATCTCGTTGTATTTGTCAAGTGCCGTTTGACATTTAGTTCGGTCTACAAACAACGGCGCTCCGAGCATGATGGTCTTCAATAGTTGATGGACCTCATCACCAGTGAATGTGTCTGTAGATTTATAGATCTTACCGAAGTGTCCTTCTACTTGGTGCTTCAACCCGTCCACCGCTCGCCTGAGTTTGCTTACCGTTAGATCGGGTTTGACCGCGTTACTTTTCTTTAGCGCACCCATCAGTGAAGATAGTTTGTGACTAGTCCACGTGGTTCGATGCAAATCAGACTTGCCACGTTCCTTGGACGCGAACGGCGTGAAGTACGCGTAGTGGGTTTTACCTTCCTCCTCCCACGCATACACATGACCCTGCGCGAACCCGTTCTTGTCAACCATATAAAACGTATTAGCAGAAGTTTCGGGACCGACACGCTGATACTCGTGCTTGTGATCTAACACCTTCAAGCCATAGTGATGGTTCAACTCACGGATGAGCGGAAACACCATGTTGGAGTTGGTGAGCGCGGTGATGAGAGAGTCCGTGACGAACTCACCGTAGATTAATTTCTGTACAAACATTTTTAAATACTCCTCAGTCGTTGTTGATCATTACTTTCTTGCCCACGGGAGGGTGGAACGATGTATTCTCCGTCACCATCCAGAGAGTTGGCGGTATCACATCCCACACGAACGAAGACTCAACGTAGCCATCTGTGAAGACAATCACACAGTCTGCATTGATTCTTTCTTTGACGATGTAATCACTAACGCAGCCCACCCGAGTACCGCCGCCACCCACAGGCTTGAGCATCTTCGCCAACCCCATGTAGTTGCCCTCAAATATCTGCTCGCCATGCACGTGAGTGTCCCACCACAAGACGCGAACTTTTTCTGGTTCACACAGATCGCAGATAGATGCCAGTTCTGTTGCGAACCCCGTAAGAATGTCACCGCTGATTGATCCCGACGTATCGATAGCGACCACAACCTCACCGACAGTCTCGTTCTCGATGCTTGGCAAGTACAAGTCATTGACCAACTGACGCTTGTTTAGCCGACGCCAAGTGAACTCATCCTTGCCACGGATCGATGATGAAACGATGTCGCGCAGTGCATCCTTCCAATCTACCTTTGGTGTAAGAAGATCACTGATAGCGCGTGGCATCTTACCGCCCATCCGCCCAGCTAACATTCCACCCTCACGTAGAGCTTTATCAATCGCATCGCCCAACTTCTTCACATCTTCGGGGTCCATGCCTTCGACCAACTTCTCAAAGTCATGCTCATCGAAGTCGCCATCGTTGGGAATGTCTTTAAGTTCATTACCATTGATGATGATCTTGTCTGACTTCTCGCTCTCACCATCAGCAGGCTCATCGCCTGAGCCACCACCCGGAGCGGGATTCCCTTCGTCGCATGGCTTATCTCCCTTTCCACGTGGGGGTGGAGGAGGATTCTGCTTCTTCAGATGATCCCAGACCTGACGCACAGACCAATCGTGGAACATCGAGTCATACAACGCACCATCAGGTAGCTCGACAATACGCTCGGGTGTATTACCGATGGTTCCGCTAATGTTGTAAATGATGTCGTTGACCACAAAGTCTGCTGCCATGTTCGCCAGCTTACGGTTCTCCTTGAACAAGTCCAGATGACGGGGCAACTGCTTGAGCGCAACGTGCAGGTTCTCGTGCAGGATCAGACCACGACGCTTGGCAGGGTTGGTGATCTTCTCTAGGAATTGGCGGCAATACTTCTTATTGACACCATCGGTGTACGCGGTGAAGTTACCGTCTTCGACCGCGCTCTCTCCCATCAGCATGACACCTGAATACAGGGCAGTTTGTGGGTGCTTCATCAGCGCGATGTGCGCTTGCTTCAACAAAGTTTCTTGACTAGACATACTATCCTCTACTGATTAATTAACTTTCCACCTGACGGTGGACACTAACACTCGGGAATCCCGACCGGGGAACAACCGGGAATCCCGATCCCGATCCCGACTTACAACAACTCGTGGTTGTTCTTCGCCCACTCACCGATCTTCGCGTTGTTACGTGCGAGTTTGATCGCTCGTGGGTTACGCATCATCATGGTGAAGAACACCGCCTGAACCTCGGACGAACGAATGCGCTCGACGAACTCCATGAACGAAGACAGTTCATCCTGAGTCGCAAGCGTATCGACCGCTTGGAACATCATCATCAACTGAGCCGCGATGTCATCGGGGACCGGGACACCCTTGGGGTCTTTGACAACATCCTTAACATCTATGACATTCTTTTCCATGTCCAAGAACACCATCATGTCTTTGGCAGCAGACAGACCGATGGTCCCGGCCATTGTCGCTTGCACGAAGTTGGGCTTCAACTTATCACGCTTACGCACAATCACATCGTTCTTGGCAAGCGAACGTGGCGACACAAACGACAACACCCCGTTTCCGGGCTTGAAGATGTAGGGATTATCTTTTGTATGATCCCCCTCTCTGTACGACTGCAAGCACTTCGGGTACATAGAAACCCACGCCCTCGTGACACGGGAGATACCGTTGGCGCTCGCCCATGTCAACCAATCGTTTACACTTGGTTTGCTCAACTCCACGATACACACACGATTGCCAGCATGAGCGAGCATCGTGTCACCGACGCCATCTGACGAATTGTTGGATGTTGCAATAATCCACGATCCATCAGGCAACGCCTTGTCACCGACCATGCGCTCCAACAACATACGGGTGAAGATCACCTGCAAGAGTTTCGGCGCTTTGTTCAACTCGTCGAGCATGATCACCTTCGGACGCGGGTCGCTCAGGTTGAACAACGACGCCACGTAGTACACGAGTTCTTTGGTGACATGATCAGGGATTGTCATACCGATGTCGCTCATGTCCTTGACCGGACAATCTACGTAGATATAGTCACGACTGTCATCAGGGAAGTGTTGCCCTGCTTTGCGCCACTTGTCGCCGTTGTCTTCGGCGAGCATCCCCAAGAGAGAACTCTTGCCGCATCCGGGTTCGGACAGAACAACAACAGACACCTCGTCACCGATCAGGGGAATACCCTGACGCAGTTCATCGATGCTAACAACTGGACGGAAATTAAGTGCTGACATTTTAAATACTCCTCAATGATGGGATGGACTGATAAATAAACTCAAACACACTGAAACGAACCGAACTTGCCGAGGATGTCATCGACATCCCCCTTCACCTGCGAGCGCACCGCGTCAGAGTCACGGATCGTATCGGCAGATACTCCCTTGATCGCATCCTCTAGTGCGGCGCGCGCCGCTTCCAACTCTGCGTTACCCGTAAGATTAAAATCTTTGAAGGTCTCGCACATCTCACGCGCTTTCTCAAGCGTACTCTCGTAGATCTTGCGCTTGCGCGTCTTGGTCTCACCGTTCTTACCCGTGACCTCCTCCGTGTCACAACAGTAAGAAATGCTCTTCATCACCTCGATGAACCGATCCTGCTGATCTTGGAGGATGCCCGCCACGATCTCCTCAGTTTGTTTGCTATATGTCTCAAACAAATCATCAGCGATGTCTTGGGCGATTTGACACCTAAAGTCGTTCATCGGTACGTCACTCACAAACAAACGCATGTTGAACTTGCCCCGCACGATCTCCTTTGGTGGGTAATCGTTGCGATTGAACATATCGCCCAGACCAGACTGCGTGAACGCCATCGCCGCCACGATGTTGTCGTACTCCGCTACAAACGATTCCACGTGTCCATCGAAAGCTATTTTATGAGCGTCATACTCTTGCTTGAACCTTTCAAGTTCAATCTGTGGAAGATATTGGTTGCCCTTGTTCCACATGTAGGTGCGACGCTGAAGCCAGTTGTACACGGTCTGCCGATAATTGGAGATCGCCTTGTGCTTGGGATGATCAGCCAGCAAGTGCTGAGTGTACCGACCGGCAGCAGCGGAGGCATTCTTAGATGAAGTTATCTCGTCCGACACCGTTTTGTTCTGCTTAGTCGCAGACCAGACGTTGACATCGACGCTGACCAACATACCGGACGATGCAAGAGAGATGAGATGCTTTGGTTTCGCAAACATTTTGTTTCCTTTTCCACGGTCACGTGGACTACTGAATTAAGACTGAGATGAGAACTGAACTAGCGCGGTGAGAACTCGCCGTGCCAATTCACATTATAGCACAACTTTACATATACACACAGGGTTTGAGGTAACTTTTTTAGAGTGTCACTTTCTCCTGTATTGCTTCTATCAGATACCCAAGCCTACGGATGCAGTCCAACGTGTTGTCCGTCAGCACCGTGTGCCCTGCCATCTGCGCGAAGATACGAGACTTGTCGCACTCCGGGTAGACCATCCGTGTCCCGTAAACATGTTTGATCCGAACCTTGATCATCTGTTGCTCTTCCATCTTCTCATCCCACTTGCGCCATGCGTCACACGTGGGACATCCGGGTTCGTACTCGTCGCACCGCGCACCGAAAATTTCCTCGAAAGTCTCTTCCATGATTACTCCTCGTCCTTTTCAATCTCAGTCAAATAGCCTTGTAATGATTCGTCATGTACGTTACTGAGCAATTCATCAATTGCCATAAACTCTCTATTTTCTATGTCTTCTTTTAGTTGAACATAAACGCGTTCCAATAATTCTTCCCTAGTCATCACACTCTCCCAAATCTAAAATATTTGACGATCCGATCACGAAACTGCGCCTTGTGCCGCAAGAGGAGAGACGTTTGCAATCTCTCCATGTCCCACGACACCACGCGACAGTTAGCCGGTCCCGGTCTTTGGTATCCGATGCCGATCAGGGATGGTCCCCAATCTTTGCGAACAGTTAGTTCGCCTGAGTCATTCTTAATTAGCATTCCATCCTCCTGTGGTTAGTTAAAAACAACAAATGCCGCAACGCACACGCCGATGACGTATCCGACGCAGAACGCAGCCATCCAATTAAATGCACGATCAATTGCTCTCATGTCTTCATCCTCTTCCATAGTTCAATTACCCACGTTGATTCGCTCCACGTACTATCCCAAGTCACGAACCCTTTCTCAAACTGGAAGCCAGCACGCGCCACGCGGTCGAGATGATCGTCAGTAGATAATTTCTCTTCCGAATAGCAGAGCCAGCCAACGTCCGTCACCGCTTTGACCTCATCCCACGTTCCACGTTCCGGTGGATCGAAAGGTGTAGACATATAGTCCATGTGAACCGGCGATCCAAGTTTTGCATACTGGAACACATACTCGATTGGGAATTCCGCTTGTCTTTTTAGTGGGGCGTTCATCACCAGTCCTTGATTATTTCTCTTCTGACCCAGAGCCAATCGACCTCGTATTTACCATTGGCTCTCCACTCCGTGTCGTCGTCGTTTTCACCTATACGTGTGAATACGTAGCCGATGCACTCTCGGGTGTCCTCGTATGTTTCATAAGTGTCATTAACTAAAAGAAGTAATTCCTCGTGGTTTTGAACATCCGGATCACTGTCGTACCACTTGGTGTCCTCCACTTGGTAGTTGATCTGCAACTTCTGCTCATCGATCTCGCATTGCTCTAACGACGCCCGGCAAGTGTCTTTAGATTTGGCTTCGGCAATGAATGTGTAAAACGTATGCTCATTCAGTCTGTCGTCGTCACTTGTGAACCTGATCGTGTACGCGACTGTTGATCTATATCCCATTCGTTTTCTCCAATATTCTTTTGGCGTTAAGGGTGGTATCACGTGTTTACGGTCTTGGGGTTGAGTTGCTTGAGCATCTCCATGTTGAAACACGGGAAGTAGTGCGATTTGTTCAGCGGCACGATGGTGTGCCGATGTTTCTTCGCCCGCTTCTCCCCGCATGGGAGGCAACACTCATACTCAAGCATCCACCGCTCCGTGGAGTACTCATCACCGCAATCGACGCATTCGGGAATCTTCATGCTGACCTCATCGCGTCGTACGCTTGCATCACCTCATACGCTTGAACCTCATACTTGAAGCGGTCGTAGTAATGGGCAAGCATGTCACCAGCGATGTAGGACTGCT